ACAGTTGCTAGTGCATTAGGTGGCCCATTAGCAGGTTTAGCTGTGACTGTTTTGTCTAAAGCTTTAAATGTAGCGCCACATGAAGTCAATGACATAATTCAATCTAATAAACTTAATGCAGATCAAATTGCACAAGTTAAATTAGCCGAATTAGAATTACAACGTCAAGCACAAGAATTAGGCCTTGACTTTGCTAAAATAGAAGTGGCTGATTCTGTATCTGCTCGTAATATGGAAATGGCTACAAAGTCAAATATTCCAGCTATATTGGCTGCAATTACGACTGTTGGATTTTTTGGTATTTTAATTTTATTATTTTTTAATAAAGTTGATCCGTCAAACAATGCTTTAATGATTATGTTAGGTTCATTAGGAACTGCATGGACTGGCGTTATATCTTTTTATTTTGGCTCATCTCATGGCAGTCAAATAAAAGATCAAATGCTTTATCATTCAACACCTACTAAACAAGCGCAATCTGAAGAATGAATATAACTGAACATTTTACTTTTGAGGAACTTTACGCATCTGAAATAGCGGATCGTAACCATATTGACAATACGCCAACTGATCCTAAAGTATTAGATAATTTAAAGACATTAGCATTAAATTTAGAAAGTGTGAGGCGTTTACTTGGACATCCTATACATATTAATAGCGCTTATCGTTGCCTACTTGTTAATGGAATGTTGGGAAGTAAACCAACTTCTGCTCACGTTAAGGGATTGGCTGCTGACATTATTTGCCCTGCTTTTGGTAGCCCTGTGGACATTGTTAACGCTATTATTTCTAGTGGTATTCAATACGATCAAGTCATTTTGGAGTATGATAGATGGTGTCATATTGGATTTGCAGAAGAAGGCAAAGAACCAAGATTAGAACAATTAATTATTGATAAAGAAGGAACTAGACGTTATGGCAACTAAACCTACATACAAAGCAGAAAAACCAGCTATTCGTAGCGAATCTAAAGACTATATTGTTAAAAGAGTAAATGGTTTAGAAGAAGAATTAAAAAGACATGAAAAAATGGATTTATTAAAAGCTCATCCACTTCCTAATATGCGTAAAAAATGAAACAAGATCATTTTGACGCTATGTTGATGTTTGTTACTACAATGTGTTTAGTTAGCATACTTGGAGGCTGTTTGAAATTATGCCTCCAAGCATACGAATACGCATTATGTTACTTGCGTTAATTACTTATTCATTACATACATTGTAACTTCAAAGCCAAATCTCATTTCTGTTGCAGCAGGTGTAGTCCACATAATTAGTCCTTAATTTAATCCAAGCAAAATAGCTTGTGTTTAAGATTATGGCTTTTATTAAAGACAAGTCCATCAGTAAAATCATTAAAAACCATTAATGGGTTATTAAAATTTCATGCACATTGTTTTCATTCTTTTCATATAAATCAATAACTTGAATGAAAATTAGTAACTTATAATTTACTATTTTTAAGTCTATTTGCTATCAATTCAGCGTAACCAGCAATATCATCCCAATGGTCTTTATGGTCAGGATTACCATATAAAATACGACTTAATTTAACTAGGATCATGTGTATTGATTCTTTTTGATCTGCTGGCATATCTTTCCAAGAATATAATCCTGAAATATTTTCCATGATTTCCTGAACAAATATGGCTTTCATTTCAAAATCGCCATGAGTTGATTCACGTTCTTTTATTATTTGATTTATTTTCATAACTTCCTCCATTAAAGTTTTCTAATTTCAAATCCATATACTTTGCATACTTCTACTGCTAATTTATAAAATTCAAGTTTATGTTCATCATAATGCTCGTATTTTTTACAATAATACAAAACTAAATGAATCATCTCATGCAATATAGTTTCAGATAATATTCTAAACTTATTACAGTATTTTCTAGATATTTCTATTTTTAGTGGTTCGGCATGAAAATACCCACAAGCTTTTTTATCATTAATGACTTTCCATTCAATAGCACTTGCGCTTGGTAAAGCATATTTATCAAATGGCGGCAATTTAGCAAACGTAGTATAAAGTTTAGCTAAATATTCAGGGGTGAGCAGCGACATAATAAATTCCCCTAGTTAGTTAATATTAACCTTTCCAGCTTACCCATTCTGACTTATCAGAGTTTTCAAAGGATACATCCACATTAACAGGCATTGAGAAAGTAATGCCATGATAAGGGTGGGTTATCCATAAAGCTTGTCTAGGGGGTTCAAAACCAAAATTGTTGCTGTAGGCATACTCACAATACCCTTTTAATGACCCATTTACAATAAGTCGTTCTAATTGTATTAATTGATGAAAATGACCAATTATCATAGTGTCATATTCCATATCAATTTGGGCATTTCTAGACCGTTTCTTATGGTCACCTCTAATAATAGGCCCTAAAGCTCCAATAACGCCATCTCCGCCACGAAATTGATCGCCATGGGTCAATAGATACTTATGATTATAAATCGCGTATAACGCGTCAGGGCCATCAGGAATATGGAACGATACTCGGCTATCAGATTCAAAGTGTTTAGCTAGGAATTGATAGGTTAGCCAATCAAAAGAAGTAAAGTTTCTACCTTTATTTCGTATTTTATGGGTATTTCTACCATGGTTACCGCCTACGCATGGCACAAATACCTTGCCAAAACGATCAGCAAGCGTTTCTATGCACCAAATTAGCACACCGAACAGGTCTATTACCACAGGCATAATTTCTGCGTCATTGGTAGCCATAAGTTCTTCATGTATATCGCCTGACACCATATCACCGCCTAATGCAAATACAATGCCTGGATACTTTGGATTAACCATGTGATTGTTTAATAGATCAATAGCTACTTCAATCATTTTTTTAGCACGTTTGTGGGCTATTTTCATATTGTAGGAATTGACATTATTAACTTGATTAGGGTCTACGTTTTCCCCCCAATGCCAATCGGATGCAAATAATGTAGGAACGCCTGGCGCTGATTTACTTGAGCCTGGTTTCAATAACCAGCTAGGTGGTGAAGGTTTCTTTTCTGACATTTTAAGGATTTTAGTCTTAACATAATTCTCACTTAATACGTCACGATTGAATGAAGCTATTTGTGCTTCTAGGGTTCTTATTTTATCTTTTAAGGCTACTTCAGGTGGAATGTCAGTTATGTGTGGTTTTACACCATCTACTTCAGCTTGCATACCTGCCATTCGTGCTGCTCGTATTCTGCCTTGAAAACAAGCTCTTTTAATACCTAATAATTGAGCTGCTTTAGTTTCGCTGCCTGTCTTATTAAACGCTTCAACTGCTTCTTCTAATTGTTTGCGAGTTAATGGCATAGTTGACTCCTAAACAAAAGTTCAAACATAAAAAAAGCGCCAAACAATAAACCTAAACCACCTAAAATAATTAAAACTTTTACTACAAAGTCTGTTATTTCTTCCATTGGTTTTCCTTATGTTTAATTTCAATAAATTTGACATTCTTTAGCAAATTTGTTTCGCCGTCAAATATTAATTGCAAATTGCATCCTCTTTGACGTTCTTTATTGTTAGCAGATATAAAACTTGCGTAACCTTTTTTACCACGATAAACATAATAATCTAGGGTAATATCAGGTTGAGGTTCTTTTAATTTTGTTTCTTTTATCATGGATTGAATATCTAATCCATTAAGCTGTTTGGTATATAACTCAATATTGAGCATATTTTGTTTCCTCCATTTTATAGAAAATCATGTGCGACCATTGAACAGTCTTTTTTAATTTGAACCATGATTGAGGTTTTTTTATTGAAGTATCGTGGAAATTTAGAGCGCCATAAGAATAATCAGGCTCTAACTTGTGCATGATGCGCCATGCAAGATCAAGAAAGTATGGTTTGATTTCTTTAGGTTCAGGTGGTTTTACTTTTCCATACCAAGAAAACTGATAAGGTTTTCTCATTTCATTACACACCTGCTTTGGATCAAAGTCAGCTCTACGCATAAGGACATAGCCAACACCGATTTGTGCTTCTTTTTGTTCTACGCTACTTTCCATATAAATAGTTTGCGCAAGACAAAGAAGTGCCTGGTCGATCATAAATGACCCCCCTGTGTTATTGCCAAGTTGTATTATACCATTTTTCACTATTGTCTAGCTTCCATAAGCCTAACTTCCTCGGCTACTTCATCTAGAAAAGTTTTTACTTCTTTTTCCATTTCTTCAATAAATTTATTGTCACGCATCATGCGTTTAAGAAAATGCCTGCTGCCCTCTGGAAATCTATCATCGTAACTAAAAAAATCTACCCATTCAGCTCCTGTGCAAGACATTTGAGCCATCATTTGAATTTTATATTTTGTTGGTGGTTCATCTGCTTTTATGTATGACCAATGAACAGCGCTACTAAACGGATTTTTTATTTCAACCAATCCCATTCTGCCAGCATTTTTTTCAATATAAATAACTCCGTCAGGTGATGCGCCATACCATTCAATTGTTTTATGTTTTATAAATGAAACTTCTTCAACAAAATTTTCAGTAAGCAATTCGTATGCTTGACGTGCAAATGGCTCTTTTTCAGAACCATGTTGCATTGCTTCATTTTTATAACCTTCTTCAATGATGCCTGTTACACGTTGAATAGCTAATTCAATTAAATAATTTTGTCGACTAGCACTTGGGCCTGTTTTAGTTTTAGCTAAAATATCTGCCACGCGTGATGCTGTGACATGGCCTCGGCGCTGTTCCAACCATGCTGGTGTATTTTGGGTTATGATGTCAGACATTATTTGTTCCCTCCAATTTATATTCAGCTACTACACAAACTTCTTTAAACTTATTTTTAACTTTTTTATTTGTGGTTGTTATGTCATAACCTTTTTTGCGTAAGTTAAAAACAGTATCGGCTAATCTATATATGCCTAATTGAGTCCATGCTTTTAATGGATCAATCTTGCCATGCTTTTCTAAATACTCGGTTAAACGTTCTTGTTGGTTCATATTATTCCCCTAGTTCAAGTTTACGATCAGATAAATACTTCTTTAACTTTGCTAATGACGCCTGGTCAAAGTTTGCGTGTTGTTTATATATAGCCATTAATTCCTCAATAGATTCAGCTTTATTAATTTCTTTAATAGCTTCTTCTAATTCATCTTGGGTTGTAGGTTCAGATTGTGGTAAATCCTCGCCAGCGTATATATAAAGACCAATACCATGTAAAGCTATTGCTTTAGCTAAACAACGTTGCATAGCAGTATTAACTGCCATAGCGTCAGGATTCATTACAGCTTTATTCTTGTAATCTAATACAGGAAGTTGTGCTGTCATAGTTTTACCAAAAGCTGTGACTGAACAAAATACCATTAAAGTATCGCCAAATTGACGTGGCTCTTTATATTCCCAGGTGGCTTGTGGATCATTAGATAATAATTGATCGACTGCCCATGCCCATGAAAGATACGTTAAATTGCCTTTCTTTTCCGTATGGTCATTAACATTAATCTTTTTTAATTCGTTAAAAGTAATCATCTACCGCTCCTTAATTGTTTTGCTAAAGTTATTGCTTTTTTAAATCTAAAGCCTTTTGAATATAAAAATATAACGTCTCGAATATAGTTAATCATAGAAAATCTCCATGTGAATGGCCCATGTCATACATTTGGTCAAAAGGGCCTTGATAGACATTAGCTTCATTTAACTTTTTTTCTGTAATACCCATCGCTTCCTCAAAAAAGGCATTACTTATAGATTTGGCAAAAAGATTAACACTAATCATATCGCCACGTTCATTAGCCCAATATAAAGCACGAATTGTGCCAGCTAGTTGTTCCATATCCATGTGGGCTAAAACTTCTACTGGGTCAGTATCAATTAAATCTTCTGCATATTCTTGTTGGATAGTCATATTAAGCTCCGAAATGTTTGCAAAGTATTGGATATAAGAAATAGAGCCATAAAGCTCCATATAGATATATTGCTAGAACCGTAACGATCATGCCTTTTGTTTTCATATTTCCTCCATAAATTTAAAAACTACAGTTGCATTATTAACTATTTGTTATTATGATGTCAACAACTATTTAACAAAAAGTTATAGGAAAAAACATGACAGATAGCGAAATTATTGACTTTTATGGCGGTTCTAAAGCCCTTTGTAAGCGCCTGGGCTGGTCTGGAATTAGCCAGGAAATTAAGGTTTATCAATGGAAAAAGCGAGGTATTCCAGCCAAAATCAAGCTTCAATACCCTGAAATCTTTTTAAAACGTAAATTTAAACAATAGGGATTATATGCACTATTTTCAACATAATATAGCGGATTATCGCAAGGATACCATGCACCTATCGCTATTAGAACATGGGGTTTATAGGCAATTATTAGATCAATATTACCTTAATGAACAGCCATTATCAGATGATCCTGAACGCATTATGAGATTAATTAATGCTAAAACTGATGAGGAAAAACAGGCAGTTTTGAACATTTTAAGTGATTTTTTTGAAGAAACTACTATTGGATTTATTCATAAAAGATGTGATTTAGAGATAAAAACATACAATGAAAAATCAATCAAAGCTTCAAATTCTGCTAAAATACGCTGGGATAATGCAAATGGTATGCAATCGCATAGCGAACCCAATGCTAACCATAAACCAATAACCATTAACCATAAACCAATAACCAATATAAAACCCTTGTCCGATTTTGATTTATTTTGGATGGCATATCCTAAAAAAGTCGGTAAAGAAGCTGCAAGAAAATCTTGGGATAAGGTTAAACCTGATTTAAAGACTGTATTAGAAACACTTAAATGGCAAAAACAAAGCGATCAATGGTTTAAGAATAATGGGCAATACATACCGAACCCAAGCACGTATCTTAATCAACATAGATTTTTAGACCAACGCAATGATAATAGGGAGGCATTTTGATAGAACAAGAAAAGATTGGCTTTAAAGACATGATGCACTCTGTCACTACAATTTATTCAAGGCCTGACTTGGATCGTGAAACTTTGCGTATATGGTGGGCTAAATTAGAAAAGTATGAGTTTATGGTTGTATCAAAAGCTTTTGATCGTTATGTCAACAATAATAAATTTATGCCTACCATATCAGACATATTAGATATTTGTAGGATGCAAGAACCAAAAGAATTTGTAAAAGCATTGCCCAGGCATTTTACTGAACAAGAAATAAGAAATAACCATGACAGAATGAAACGAGTTGCAAGTGAAATAGCAAGTAGGCCAACTGCCGATCCTAAAGCATGGGCTAGACGAATATTAAATGATTCAGAAAAAGGCAGATATAAAAATGACATTGGTATTAAATTTGCTAAAGAAGCTTTAAGGATTAAATGAATTGTGAATTATGCAATGAAAATCGTGGTCGTTTTAATTTTAATAACGAGTGTTGTTGGGTGCGCTGGCTACGACGTGCTTATAAACCACACGCAAGGTCAATGCTTGAACGATACGAAAAGAAACATGGTCGAGCAGAGATGTTAGAGTTAATTAGAAAGGTAAAACATGAAACGATTTAGTGTAATCATTGAAGTTGAATTGGATGACAAAAAATATAGCGAAGTTGAATCATGGGGTGTAGAGCCTTCTGATTATGTAAACTCTGTTATAACCGATCATGCTAGGGATAGAGGATTTCTTATGAAAACTTCTGTAACCGAAGTAGAAAAAAGTCTATACAATAGATTAAGAATTGCAGCAGATGACTTTATTGGTAAAGATGCAATAGCCGATATAGAAGAGGCTGCATTAGCTAACGCTAGATGTATTGGCGGAAATTGCGAGGACTAATGTTTAATTATGTAGTGATTGATGACTTTAATGAAGCGATAAGAAAATTTAGAACAAAGCATGAAGCTTTGTTTTATATTTTAAATAAACCTAATCACATCATTAAACGATTACCAAAACAACCCAAAGAAAATGTATTTGATTTAATTAAAGCTGAACCATTATTTTAGGAGGAAATATGGCGCATGAAGCAGGTAAAGGTGATTTGTATAGATCAGTTGATAAAAAGAAGTTTGACGAAAACTTTGATAAGATTTTTGGTGAACGCATTAAGAATCAAAAATTATCTGAAGCTGATATGTATGAATACGAGTTGGATAAATCTACAGGGGAGGTTATTCGTGTTACTAAATAACTTTTATGGAGTGAAGTTGCCTATTACCACAAAAGATATTGAATTCATAGAAAGACGCAACATAAGAGTTCAATTCTTAAAAAGACAATTAGGCAATAAATATGTATTATTTAATTTAACCACAAAGGAAAATAAAAATGGCTAGTAAAAAATTAATGGATTTGGCAGTAAAGACAGGTGAATATACAAACAAAGAAGGTGCAGTAAAAGGCACTTATGAAAATATTGGCGCAGTTATGGAATCAGATGGCCGTAAGTATATTTTATTGAATAGAACATTTAATCCAGCAGGTTTACCTAATCCTGATAACAGAAGCACAATCATTGTTTCATTGTTTGAACCTAGAGGCAAAGAATCTGCACCTGCGCCTAAAACAAACTTTGATGACATGGAATCAGACATTCCGTTCTAACATGGATGAGTTTGACAGAGCCAGCGAGCTAGAAGAACAATATCGTAACGCTGCAATAAAGCACGTTAGAGATAATGACATGAATTACAAGCACGTTGGCGTTTGTCTAAATTGTGGAGCTAAATCTTTAATAAGATTTTGTAATTTAGATTGTCGTGATGATTATGAGAAAAGGACAAAATGAGAACAGAATACCTAGCTAAAACTATTCGTCTTGTTGGAAAGACACAAATAGACACAGCAATCAATGCAATACAAAATGCACCTATTGATTTAGATAAACCTTTAGAAGTTGTTATTCGTGAAGAACAAAAATCAAGATCATTAAACGCTAATGCTTTGATGTGGGCAGGCCCATTAAATGACATTGCTCAACAAGCATGGGTGCATGGCAGACAATATTCAGCTTTAATATGGCACGAATACTTTAAAGAAAAATTCTTACCTGACTTTCCTGATTCTAAATTAGTTAAAGAAGGATATAGAAAATACGAAGAAACTCCTGACGGCAGACGTGTATTAGTTGGATCAACTTCCAAGCTTACTAAATTAGGTTTTAGTAATTACATGGAACAAATATATGCTTATGGTGCAGATTTAGGAGTAAGATTTCGTGAAGCCAATCAAACAGAAGAAGTGTAAAATATGTAAAGCATACTTTACACCCTTAAAACCGCTTCAGTTAGTGTGCCAATGGAAGTGTGCAATTGAATTTGCAAAGAATCAAAAAATTAAAACCGTCAAAAAAGAAGTAAAAGAAGCTAAATTAAAATTAAAAAGCCGATCCGATTGGTTGAAAGAAACTCAAGTAGTATTTAATAAATATATAAGATTAAGGGATCAGAATGACGGTTGTATTAGTTGTGGGTCAACAAGTGCCTCATCATATCATGCAGGCCATTACCGAAGCATTGGAAGTGCAG